CAATGATTGTGGTCTTACCAACCTGACGACCTGCCTTTACGATTACGCGACGATTGTCATTGATATCACTAACAACTTGCTTTTGAAATGGATACAAAGAGATTTGAACAAAACCTTTATCAAGTGTGATGATCTTGACATAGTTTTCAATAAAATATGTTGGATCTTGCGCGCACTTAACATACTCACGGACTTGATCTTCCGTGAGTTGCATTGACATATTGACGCGCTTTAATTTGGGATTGCCCAAATAGTGTTTGAGTTTAGCCGCTATTGGATTCATTCTTTAATTGTCTCAACAACTCGGCAGTGCTTCCAACGAATACTGCTTTGTCTACATTAATATTAGTTGGTCCTGCTTGCTCGTCTTTCGGTTTTAATTCTTGCTGTTGCTTTTGAAGAATCATAAGTTTTTCTGTGACGTCAGAGAGATTCTTGATCATATTTGCTGCCACTTCATATGCTCTTGGATGCTGCGATTCTTTAGCAACTTCTAAAATACCATCAAGGGCTTCGTTGCCTTTTTCAATTAGATTATAATAATTTGCGCGTGAGTAATCCGCATCAGGATTTTCGTTTTCTGATTGGTGTATTGTTACTGGTTTATCTTCACGTACAACAGGAATATAATCAGTATTCAAAATATTTGACAAATTTTTATCTACGTCACTCATGTAATATTAGGGAATTCCTGTATAATTTCATCAAACCCAAAGGCAGATTCAGCATTTGCATTAGATGGGCTAGGCGTGATAACCAATTTGCTTAATTGAGCATCAATTGATTCAAACGATTGAATCGTATACGATGCGTTGCTCACAGCACCTGTTAAGTTTCTGTTTGTTTTCAAGATGCCATTCACATCAGAAACAATTAATGTATTTGTGCTTGGGCTCCAAGAATCAACGAATGCTGTTGCATTTGCTGCTCCTAGTGTGATGCCATCATACACCAACTCACCAGTCTGATATACACCAGAACCAGTTGACATAGTCATTGCTCTCTTATTCTCTGTATCAAATACAGAATTAAATGTATTCGCAGTAACTTTTCTGATAATATCGCGAGAAATAATTGGACCGAACATATAACCTTTTGCGGTAAATGTTAGTGTCCAAATTAATACACGAGTTGTGTCTCCGCTTCCTAAATCATCAACTTCGTAAGAAACGTTTTGAAGAATAAATGGCACATCGACTTTTTGGTCTGACAGTCCAATAATATCAATTGTTAAATTATAATCTGGATTAAAATATGGTAAAATTTGTTCTATAATCTGAGTGCCGTCTTCAGTATTGCGAACATAAATGTTAAGCGCGAATTCAAAATTATATGGCGTTGTTCGTATTGATTTTACTGTCGTACTTGACTCGGGTGAAAAACTTTCGGCAAATAAATTTCGTTTGCGAAGTGGGTCATATGCAATAGAAGTTAATTCAAAACTCATACGTGGCAATGTAATCTGGACTTCTTTTGTAAGTTCAGGATCTTGCGTTATACGTTGATAAAATTTTTCTTTTTGTGAATATTGCAATGGAACATTAATACGTTCAATTTCTTGCGTTCCCGCTTTGTTATATCGAACTAAACGAATGTTATTAAACAATGTTCCAAACGCAACAACCATTTTGCGCGTAACACGATGATAAAAATGGACGCTAGATAGCATTATGGTTCACCGAATGGATTTAGTTCAGTAAAATCAATAATATTGTCTGCTTCTTCTTCAATTCTTTCGTTATCTTCCATGGCTTCATTATTAACATTGCGAAGAACTTCTGGTGCTTGATGCAATACCCATTGAGCATTACTACTGTTGCCTTTAACAGCCGTCCCGCCTGTAAATGCTCCAAATATATTTCGAATTTTCAATTTACGAGTAGGAAGATCCCATTTAGCAACAACACCTTTAGCAGTAGCAGTAGCAAGTGAGCTGCCTTGATACACGACTTCATACTTGGTAAATGTGCCGCTGCCACCAGCGTTAACATCTAGTTCTAGTGCATAACCCTGAACGTCGCCAATACGATCAATTTCTTCAGTTCCAGTTTGAAGTAATTCGCCATTGTATTTGAATGCTTCAATAGTCAATCCGTACATATATGGATTTCTCGAATCGCGACCCAACTGGAAAAAGTTCTTTTCTTCTTCAACAAATTTAATTTCCATCAATTTAAATTGAACAGGAAGATAAATCAAATCGCCTTCTTTAGGTACGTGCCACCCACTTCCCATCATTCGACTTACTTGGCTTTCGAATCTTCTTCTGGCAACACAAAGTCTTGCTGTTTCTTGAATTTCTAAACCGAATTTACTAAAAAATTCTTTATTGCCTTCATAATCTTGAAACGACTCAAGGTACATTTCAAGTTTAATTGCTCTGCGATACATTTTGACTGGATCATCACCAAATAGTTCGCCGATATATGACTGCGACTCTCTTGGTAAATAGTAAACGTCTATGCCATGATTACGAATAGACTCGATGATTAGATCTTCGAGTAAATTTTGTTCATGAATGGCTTTTTGATTGTTAAAGTATACGCTAGTTGCCATTTTATCCTACTAGGAATGGTGTTGGTTCTTCGTATGTATCGCGAAGTTTAATTTCAAGTTTTTCAACTTCGACCGAAGCCTCATCATAAATTTGTTGACCATTAATGATCAATCCACCAGGAAGAACGTAGTTGCCATATTTCTTTAGGTTTGTTCCCCATTGTTGCTTAAACAATGCGGTTGTGTATTCTTTTAGCCAAAGATCGTTATATGTTTTGCTATATGTTTCTTCATCAACGACTCTAAATCCCTCAAATGCCATATAATTGCCAACATTAAATTTACCCCAATCTGTAATGACTGTAAGTTTATTAACATTTTTATTGTATGTGTATGGCATTTCACCAGTAACAATCATATCCAACATCGCTAAATGTTCGCGCGCAATAACGTAGTATGTGTAAGATGAAGAAGTAAGGTTGTAAAAGTCGTTCAAGCGCAACTGATAGTTAATGTCAAACATATTAAAACCAGTTGAGGAAGTTGAACCTACTGTAGATCCAGTAAAAGCAAATACTCTAGAAACACCAGTAATGTTATCGCATAACTTAAGATAACCATTAAGAATATCAGCGTTGGTTAGTTTTTGAGCCAAATATACTCTTTCGGTGCCATCATAATGATAAATTTTAAAGTGCTGCAAAGCATCGTCGATACGATCGTCTAGTTGGTCGTCGTCGACGTTAATATCAACAACTGGGAAACCGAGTTTGCGGAGGCAGTAGTCTTTAAGTTGAGTTCGAGTGCTAGGTTGCGCCATTTAGAACCTCTCTAATTATTGTATATTTAGTTACTCTACCAGTTGACCATTTCTGGAATCATAAACCCTATTAGGGTCCATGTGCGCAAATTGCTCCCAGTTTGGTTCTCCAGGCTCTATCCTTTTACCCACAGTTTCTTCTCCAATGTGGTGAATTAGATTCTCGCCGTTGGGACCTTTAAGGGTTGCAGCATACATTTGATGAAAGAAATTTAAATACACCATCACCATACCCTCATTAACGTTGAATTTCCAGTACTCTCTGAAGGAGTATTCGAGTATGGATTTACGGTACAGGGAAAAAATAATGGGAAATGTTTTGACGTTTTTAGAGTACCAGTAGTTGCCGAACGGTATATCACCTTCTTCAATTTTCGTTTCTTGTTCGTGGAAATACCATGGCTGGCGTTGCAATACAACAGAAGCCATTTTACAATCTGATTCTAGGCAATTGATCATATCATCAATTCGTATTCTGCGGTTTAAAAGCACATCGTCTTCTTGATGTAAGATATAGTCGTAATCTTGCTCCTTGAGCCAGTCAAAAAACGCACTCCAATTTACAGAAAGACCTAAATTGGTCTCATTGAATGTAACATTAAACCCATAAACCTTAGAAACTAAATCAAATATGGCAGGATTACGGTTTCTTGGATAATCGTCTATGATTAATTTGTCAACTGTATGGTCACCATAATCCAACTTGTTCAAGGATTCTAGCGTCGGAATCAAATACTTGATCCGATTAGTTGAGAACATTACATGAAGAATCTTCATTAGTATTCGGTATTAAAGAAAAAGGTTTGGAACAATCTACCGTTTTTTGAATTACTTCCGAAATAGTCCAGGGAAGCGTGATAAAGATTGCCTCTGTACATCACAATACGATTGTATTTGTTAGCAACATAATCAGTTTGTTCCCATTTAGTATAATCATATCCATCATATTGCGGGCTATTATTATCTTGGCGTTCGTATTCTTTTGTTTCTTTATAGCGATACAACGCAGTTCCTGAAGATAATGGCGCATCTGGGGTTAGATAACAAACTGCCGCCCAAGTATTAAAACTGTCAGCATGAATCCAAGTGCGATCTTTCGCAGTACAAATTTGAAATGCGCCAGTATATCCAGAGTCTTCGAACCAATGAGTAATCTTACCACCAGCATTCTGAATAATCCATTGCATGGATGCTTTTAAATCATCAGGAAGCCATGGTTTTGTTCTGAGACCAGGGTAATTGCCTGAAACTTCAAATGGCTGTGAAAGCGCAAATGCTCGAACGTCATCAGGATTTTGATAAAAATCGTCAGTAATAATCAATGATGTTTTCATACTTTACCTAATAATACATAAATCGACCAGATGTCCCATCCCAACCAGATACAATCCAGTCGGTTTCAATCACATCGGCTTCAAACGGTCTTGTAAAATAATATGACAATGTTTCTATGTCATAATGCGACATCTTAGAATTATTTAGAAGATTGACAGTGGCTTCATTAATATCAATAAACTTATCCAACTGAGAACTGCCAAACCCATATAACACAGTACAATACTGATGCAATCGGTTATTATTTTGACAATTTCTACGATCTACAAATTGATATTTCCAACTGTCATTCCATTCAAAATTTAATGGGCGCTTGAAAAATATTTTATTTTTATTTTTCTCTGTGAATAGAGAATTGTTTAAATTGAAATAAAAATACCGACCAGTTGCCTTTAAGATATAATCATATTGTTGTAATTGTTTTTTGTTATGTTTAAGATATGTGTTGAGTAGCAAAGACTCGCAAAGACTTTTGTTTGGGTGAGAGTTAACTATCTCATGGGCTTCCACTGATAATTGTTTTAGTTGGACAAATTCTACATTCCTAAGATGACTCAAGGTTATGATATACTCATAAACATCTTCGGACGAATCTACAATTACAATTTTTGTATTTGGTAAACTATTTTGTAAAGAATTAACTGTAAATATAGTTTGCCTTAATCTTTCTTCTGCGTCAAATTTAGATCGTGTTGGGCTGTAAGTAAAAGTTCCTGGTCTTGGGCTGATTGACGATCCAACAACTACAAGGTTATTCATAAAATTGATTCTTGATTACTTTATCTAAATACTGCTTATGCTTTAAATGCACCATTTCATCAGAAAAATTTAATCCCCATCCACGACAATCAGATGATTCAATTTTGTCTATTGAATTCATAGCAGTTAATAATGATTTAAAATCTCTAACTCTGTATCCTGTTTTGCCTTCCACCACAGTTTCAGTAAATCCGCCCCAATCAGTTGTGATTGATGGTGTGCCAGATAGATTTGCTTCGATGACCATGTTACCGAATGGCTCAACATAATGCGTTAATCCGATTAAACACTTTGCTTTACGCATCAACTGTTTTCGTTGTTCAGCATCAGCAATGCCAAACATCGTAACATGATCTGGAGTTTTGTTGTATCCTAAACTCTGCAACGATCCAGGACCAGCAATAATAAGTTTTTTGCCTAGCCTTTCTGTTGCTTGAATTGCAAGATGAACACCCTTTTCTTCAACGACTCTACCAAAATACAAAAAATAATCATCTTTAAAATCACAATATTCAAACTCACTAACTGTAAATGGATTTGGAATTACTGCATCGAACCAAGAAGGATTCATGAGCATCCCACGCTCACCATAAAAGAAATGCATGTTAGCATAAGAAGTAAACACGCGATATGGCGCAAATATTCCATTGGCTCTATATCCAATAGATGGTTCAACTGGTTTGCAATTTGGATTCATTTCGCAAGCAAGTTGATTATCAACTCCAAAAAAACAAGCAATTATATCTCCATCGCTTGCTCTTTTACGAATTTCTTCACCAGCAATTTCATTGAAACGTTTTATTTCTGTTGGTGTTGTTGGAATATCAACATGTTCACACTCAACCTGTGCGCCAGGAATTCCATAGTGAATCATATGGAAATGCTGAGAAAGATGCTGGATATATTTGTATGTGTGAACAGCAAAAGGATCAACGCGATTTGTTAATCCTGTAGGTGTGCGAGGATTCCCCAATACATGAACTTTCATAACAAACTCAAATTACCAATATAAAATTATTTAGCATCCTTCATTGTCAAGGTTCCCCAGTACGTTGATCCACCATCATAGGTGATAAACGTCCACAAGTCACGTGCATTTGATGCTACTGTAGCAGGCGGTATAGCACCACCAGCCCAATAAACAGTGTTAGCAAATGTTGGGTATCTTCCACCAGTTCCATCTTGCAATAATAGTAACGTAAACAATTGACCTGTTCCTGATGAAGGAGCATTGGTAAATGTAAATGCTACGTTTGCAGTCATAACATGACGGAAATAATTTGAGTCTGTAAGATTTACAGTATTTGCGCCATTCGTATTAGTATTAGCAACAATAAAATCTTTGACTGCTTTTAGTGTTGCGCCTTCGTTTGGTCCTGTTGGACCTTGTGGTCCCTGTGGTCCCTGCGGTCCTTGAGGACCAACAACACCCTGCGGACCTTGAGGACCTGTAACACCCTGCGGACCTTGTGGACCAGTGTCACCTTTATCACCAGTGCGCACAAATGTCATCGTTACATTTGCGCCATTAGGGAATGATGTTACACCAGTTGTGTGGTCAACAGGAATAAAGAAGTAATCTGCAACATGATCATGCAGACCAGTTATATTAAAGAATGCAAAATTTAAAACGTTTGCGGTATTCGCAATTTTAAATGTTCCTTTAATACTTGATGTAGAATCGTCAATCGTTTGCAAATAATTAAACACATTTGCGCCGTTGTCGTCAATAAAATCAAGTATCATCGTATTTGCTGTTGAGAAATCAGCACTGTCAAATTTAACGTTTGCGGCACCTGGATCAGTGTTTGCAGTATTTGTTAAGTACACAAACTCAAAGGTTGCGCCACCGAATTCACCAGTATCACCCTTCAATCCTTGTGGACCCTGTGGACCCTGTGGACCTGTGTTTCCTTGTGGACCCTGTGGTCCAGTTGAACCATTAGAACCTGCTGGACCTTGTGGTCCTTGAGGTCCAGTCACTGAGTCACCAGTTGATCCGATAGGACCTTGTGGACCCTGTGGACCCTGTGGTCCTTGTGGACCAACAGGACCAACATCACTGATGTTGATTGTTCCAGCCATTGACGAGTGGAACTGGCAAACATAATACAACACGCTTGGTGCATCATATGGAACAGCAAATGTAATTGTACCAACAGCAACACCACCATTTGTTATTCCATTGGTGTATATGTTTCCAGAACTATATGCCCCAGAAACTGTTTGAATCCAAAATGGATGACCAGAAGCATTAACACTAAATGTATAGGTAAATCCACGCAACAGATTCAATGTCGGATTATTTGAACCATCAATTACATAAGCACTTGCGCCGCTGTTTGTGACTGTATAATTTCTTGCGCCAGTAGCACCCTGTGGACCCTGCGGTCCTGTTGATCCTTGCGAACCTTGTGGACCCTGAGGACCCTGAGGACCAGCAACAGTTGATGCATCACCCTGTGGACCTTGTGGACCTTGTGGTCCAGCATTACCAGTTAATCCTTGTGGACCCTGAGGACCCTGAGGACCCTGCGGACCTGTTGAACCTTGTGCGCCTTGAGGACCCTGAGGACCTGTTGATCCAGCAGCGCCTTGTGAACCCTGAGGACCTTGTGGACCTTGCGGTCCAGCATCACCTGTTAATCCTTGAATACCTTGAGAACCTTGTGGACCTTGCGGACCTGTCACGGAGTTTCCTTGCGGACCTTGAGGACCCTGAGGACCAGCAACAGTTGACGCATCACCCTGTGGACCTTGTGGACCTTGTGGACCCTGAGGACCAGTATTACCTGTTAATCCTTGAATACCTTGTGCGCCTTGCGGACCTTGTGGACCTTGAGGACCTTGAGGACCAGGAACAGTTGATGCATCACCTTGCGCGCCTTGAGGACCTTGTGGACCCTGCGGACCTTGTGGACCAACAACACCTTGTGGACCTTGAGGACCTGTATTTCCAGCAGGACCTTGAGGACCTTGTGGACCTGGGTCACCAGTGCTGCCTTGAGCACCCTGCGGACCTTGTGGACCAAGTGGACCCTGCGGACCTGCTACACCCTGCGGACCTTGTGGACCCTGAGGACCAACATCGCCTTGCGGACCTTGCGGACCTTGTGGACCTATCGCTCCTTGAGGACCCTGCGGACCCTGTGGACCAGTTGTTCCTTGAGGACCCTGCGGACCTTGAGGACCAACGATAGGACCAGCGTCAATCCAAGATGAAGTTCCAGAACTCCACACATACAAATGACCATCAGCGGTAACAATATATGCATCGCCATCCGATGCACCGCCAGGAAGATTTCCCACAGTTAATACTGTGCCAAGAACTGTGATGCCAGTTCCTGTTGCTCCAGATGGACCAGATGGACCAGCAACACCCTGTGGACCTTGAGGACCTTGCGGACCTGCTAATGATGGACCTGTTGGACCTAAAGCACCTTGCGGACCTTGAGGACCTTGTGGACCTAGATCGCCCTGATTACCTTGCGCGCCAATTAATCCTTGTGGACCCTGTGGACCCTGTGGACCCTGTGGACCTGCTACGCCCTGCGGACCTTGTGCTCCAGTAACGCCTTGTGGACCTTGTGGACCTTGCGGACCAGTTTCGCCTTGATCGCCTTTCGGACCCTGAGGACCAATACTTCCTTGAGGACCTTGTGGACCTTGCGGACCTGTAACAGAATTTCCTTGTGGACCTTGTGGACCCTGTGGTCCAGGAACAGTTGATGCATCACCTTGTGCGCCTTGAGGACCTTGCGGACCAAGTGGACCTTGAGGACCAACAGCACCTTGTGGACCTTGAGCACCAGTTGAACCTTGCGCGCCTTGAGGACCTTGCGGACCAAGTGGACCTTGAGGACCAACAGCACCTTGTGGACCTTGTGGACCAGCATTACCTTGCGCACCTTGTGGACCTTGAGGACCAGTTGAACCTTGTGGACCCTGCGGACCTGCTAATCCTTGAATGCCTTGTGATCCAGTTACACCTTGAGGACCTTGAGGACCAGTTGAACCTTGTGGACCCTGCGGACCAGTAACTGATGCGCCTTGCGGACCAGAAGGACCTTGAGGACCAGCGACAGTTGAATTAGCACCACTTGGACCACTAGGACCTTGAGGACCTAATACGCCTTGCGGACCAGAAGGACCTTGCGGACCTTGAGGACCTGTCGCGCCACTGGGACCTTGAGGACCTGTAGAACCATCTGGACCCTGAGGACCTTGTGGACCTTGTGGTCCTGCAGCGTATGTAATGCCAATTGTCGTCATTTCGTTACCTGTGGATTAACTGTTATAATACCTTCGAACATTCTTGTTGTTGCATTCGAAGTATCAATTTGTTTAATATCAAACACATAACGACCTGCTTTGATATTTGCAGTCGATGCGGAATTGAGAGAAAATCGCACATTACCATTCGCAGCATTTACTACTGAAACAGTTAAATTTGCGGTTGCGCTGGTAGAATAGAATGATTTGCGCATAGATGATGAAAAGGTGTATCCTGCAACGTTGATTACGCTGCCATCATCTCTTCGGACTACGATATCGAGATTAAAATCTGTGCCCTGATCGAGGTCTACTTCTACAAATTGCGCCATTTAGGAATTCCTGAATTTATATGGGTATTTATTAATATTGGAATCCTTCGATTCAGTCACAAACTAGGTTCTGTCAGGCACCTCCCAATCCACCACAACTCCTGGGTTTGGTGTGATTGCTCTGGAGATAGCGCGGTTTTCTAATTTTCTATTTATATAATCAACCCCTGTAATCTTGCGATAATGTTCAAGTTGATCTTCAGATAAAGAGTAAATGTAATCAATAATCTCTTTCTTAGAACGATTATGATTCATTTCCAGTTTTTGCGGATCTGCAACTGGGTTGATAGTTTGTTTGGTATCATGGCTGCCAGAACGGACGTAATGATACACGCGGATTCTTCTTTGGTGGTAAATATGGTATCCAGCCAAAATCGTGCTAATAACGAATATTTGCTCTTCGCCTTCAAAGAAGATTTTGGTATTATATCCCACATCTTTAATCCAACTTACTGGCATAAAGAAGTTGCCAGCGCAAATATGAATAGATGGAGTTACATGCTCAGTTGCAGAAACCCAAGGACCATGAGCGTGGAGACGGAGATCTTTATCGAATTGAAAATATCCTAACTTAACAGTGATGTCATCTGTTAGGGTGTGTTTAATAATTCTGTTTTCTTCAAGATCAAAGTTTTTTGTGCCAGCAGTTAAAACAACTTTATCTGTATTGGCGATTTTTCGAGCATCATTGTAATCTAGAATTAACTGGTGATCCCAATCTTTGTCGAACAACATATGAGAATCAATTTGATATTGAAACTCTTCGTCGTAGATTTGCATTGAATTGATACTTCGCGCCCAGACTACTCCGTCAGAGAACTCAGGATCAATGCGTTTATATCTAATTCTAGGATGTTTAACTAGATCAGGGTTTGTAGTTTGTAAACTGTTCTCAAGTTTAGTTTGCTCAAACACACCATATGTGATTTGGTTTCTACCTGATTCAGTATCAAGTAGACTCTGTATAGTTGGTGCTAATAACTTGTCTCTATAAGAACATATGTTTACAAATATTTTAGCCATTATTCTACTTTCTTATTGAGTGTATACTTTTTACGAATCATATAATACTTTCTGTAAAAATTAGATTCGTGAAACCATTTTAATATTTTGTTATAATCATCTTGCTCTTGAGTGGCAGCACCATAACTCGCAACTATTGTTTTATCAGTAATAAATGGAATTACGTGCAAAATAGGATCACCTGCTTTGATTTCTAATTCGCATTCTCGTTTAGGTGAGCAAATAAAATTAACTGTTGTGAAGCCTTTGTAATCTACAACTCCTGGATACACATAAAGATCATCTAAGAACGTAGAGTGATAAAACGCTGGCATCACAAGTGCTGAAATATTACCATTACCATGAATTTTCCATGCTCCAGGAAAATTTAAAATTGATGGCTGAACGCCACCTTGAGGCGCAAAGATTCCATCAACAATGCCTATGTCCATATATTGTGGCTGACCCAGAGGGGTTTGACGTTTTTTAGAATCTTCTCCAGCGTTTCCAACTACACCAACAAATCCTGCTTTGTTTGCTTTGATATGAAAATTGCTCCAAGCAGGAATAATATATCCTATTCTAGCATAGTCATGCATACCAGGACATTTAGGGAAATTGTAATTATCAAACTTTTTTTCTTGATGTTCTTTAAATGGTTTTAAATCTTTAGCAAGAATAGGCGGATAATGCGGATAAACTACTTTAGATTTGTCCACAAACTCAAGATCTGGTTTATCTTTTTTTAAAAAATTAAACATAATTATTTCTTCTCTCTCAATTCATAAGTATAGTAGTGCGTTCTATTATTTTGAATTCTGCCTATTCTTTCAACAGTTTTAAACTCACTTTGCGTAATTGGTCGAACTACAGGCTTCTTCTCAAACGAATTTCGTTTGATTGGTATAGCAGTAACTAATGGTGTGCCTGCAGGAATGTGAACATCAGCATCAAATATATTTAACAACGCAGGAAAATTAACTTCTTTAGGATATTTGTCCGTATCAACCATTGCGCTTAAACATGTAAACGGTTGATCAAAATGATTTAGTGGGCTAATGAATAGCGTTGACCAACCTGGTGCTGTTTTAATGATCCATCGATTTAAAAATTTTAGCGGATTACCATGATTAGGTCTTGCTGCGTTTGGACCACCAACTTGATCAGCAGTATGAAACTCGCAAACTTTAAGACCAGGAGGATTAATCACATCTATTTGACTATTATTATGATTACTACGA